CGCACAGGTCGGCGTCGCGCAGGTCGGCGCCGCACAGGGTGGCGCCGCACAGGGTGGCGCCGCGCAGGTTGGCGCCGCACAGGTCGGCGCCGCGCAGGTTGGCGTTGCCTTTCAAGGCCTCCGTTACCGTTTTGGCAAGCGTATTGTCAACGCTCGAATACTCGAAAAGGATAGAACCTGTCCAGCGGTTCTTGATCGATATTTTAATTTCTTTGTTCATGGTTGTTGTGTCACATTGTTAAATACCAACGTATTTCCGACTGGAATTCCTCGATCGTCCGGCAGACGACGTGTCTGTTCCCGTTCGTGATTGCGAGTGAACGCCATTCGATTTGCGCGTCCGATAGGACGGAACGTCGGTCGGGAGTCTTCATTTCGATACATAGGGCGTTGAAGCCTCCACGTCCGAGCAGCAGGATAAGGTCGGTAACGCCTGCCGTTACGCCCTCGGCTTTCATTATCGCGGCTTCCGTGCGGCTCCGGGCGCCGCCGTTCGGTACGGCGAACAGGAGCTTCCCGATGTCCGGGTATTGGAGCCGGAACCAGCTGACGCACATTCGTTGCAGGTGTGATTCGATGTGTCGTGTCATGGTGATTATTATAACTCGTCCGGGATATTATACCGCGCCTTGTCTCCTTTGAGCACCCATCCGGGCTTCTCGGCCCCGCTAATGCGTATCGGAGCATAATCGTCCGTGCTACCGCCGTTCCGGGCCACCTCATTGCACATCGCGGAATACGTCAGAATCCGACATTTCACATCGATGCCCAAGATGTCGGCGATCGTCAGCCGTTTGTACGTGAACGCGTCCAGCACCCTGTTCAGGGCATATTCCAGCCGCTTCCCGCTCATTCCCGTCTTCCCGATACGCTCGGCAAGGATAGAGAAGAATTCGCTCGACATATCCGGAAAACATACGGACAGTTTATGCACCACCGTGGCGATATGTGCCGCCGATGCCGGAGGCCCTGCAAGTACGGATACCTCCTCACTCCCACTCTTGGCGAGTGTGAGCGCGAGAGATTCCCTCGGCGACGGCCCGAGCAAGCTCATCGGGGCCTGGGGGTTGATTCTTTGCACTTCGTCCATAGTCATTTGTCGTTTTCAGCGGGAATAACCCCGCCCAGTTATTTGCCATAGATTGTCGGATGATCTTACGGGCAATGTCCGGATCCTCGTTTGAAAGTTCCCGCAATTTGGAATAACAAGCCTTTAATCCCTGCTGCCGATAGGTCTGTCCGCGTTCAGACTTGTAAGCAAGCCATTCCGCCATCACTGGCTGGAACGAAGGTTCGACGAAGGATAAATCAGCCTCTTTTCTTTTGCCGCAACTTTTCTTTTTCTCTGGGCCGTTTTCTACGGATTCATCGTCAGAGTCAGGAGAGCCGATTTCCCCCTTAGGGGGATTATAGGGGGTACTACTATCCCTATCCTTTTCCTCTCCTATTATAGTCACTGATTGATCAGTGATTGATCCATGATTGATCACTGATTGATCAGTGAATTTGGCTAAAATATTGTCTAATAGCTCCTTATCGATGTTTACATCGTCCAAATTAGGTCGATTGATTATTTGGTGACGGGAGAAAGTAGGAAGATAATAGAAACTCTCCGATTTGACGGAGAGAAGACTAATAAAACCGGTCTTCTCGAGCAACCCTAACCACGCCTCCAGTTGTTGGATCTGTATTCTGTCGTAAGGAAATATTTTTGATTTTAGCCAAACGGGATCGGCGATCACCACACCCAAATCGTCCGCAAAGGTCCAAAGACCTATATATAGCAGACGGGCGTCACGAGGGATTCGGCCTATTTTCGCGTCATCCCAAAATTGTGGCTTTATAGTTCGTATTCTTGCCATATCATAGCCATATTTGCTGGTGTTGCATCTCCCTTTCGATAAAGCCTATCCACTCCGCCTCGCCAGGCGATGGCAGGTCTATCCCGGCCTCCACGGCCGCCCAGTTGCGGAAACGCTCTATTGCCGTTGTCATTTCCCCGGTATCGAGGTCCCGGCTCGATCGGAGCCTTTCAATCTCTTTGTGCATCAGTTCGTCGAACTCGACACGCACGAACAACTCCGGATTGCAAAACCTCTTGAAATACTCCGTTTTCACGTACGACAGTGTGCATCCTGTCTGCATTGCGAACTCGCCGAGTATCACGTGCAAATAGCGGTTCTGCGGGGAAGTACGCCGGGGCTTGCGCTCCGAACACTCGACAACGGCCCGACGCGTCATCAGAGCGTTTGCACGTCGCTTGAAGCGCTCCCGGTCGATGTCGGTGTTCAGATCGTAAACCATACGGCACTACATCAGAAAGGGAGGTCATCCACATTCTCGGCGACCGGCAAATCCGCAACTTGATCGGGCGTCGGCTCCGCCGGGCGAAATACCACTGACTTACCCCGGCCTACATACACTCGTTTGTCCTTGCGCTCGCGCTCCTCCTTGGACTGACGCATGAACACACAGTGCGTGTTCTCGTACCGATCAGCCTCGCGGAGTTCCGAAACACAAATAGAAATGTACTTCTTGCCGTTTTCGGCAACGAAAATCTTGTCCCTGGGAATGTCGCTGACACACAACGACACATTGATAAGTTCTGCCATTATTCCTATTGTTTTTTGAAAGTTGTCTTAATTACTGTTTTGCTGCTCCGAGCCGGCGGGAACATCACCACGCCAGTATCGGGGTCTGCAACCCCAGATGACGGTATGTGCTTCAACATCGTTTCCCGTTCTTTGATGTCGGCTTTCAGGGCTTCCAGCGTGGCGTACATATCCGCCAGCTTGCTATCGCCGCACATCGAATAATCGTATTTGACGCCGGATTCGCACTCTTCCAGCACACAGTCGCCGAACGTCTGCTTCTTACCGTATTTAGATAACTCCCGCAGCGTGATGTCTCGCACATCAACGTTATCCTTGTAGAGGGCTATGGCCTTTTCCATACGGCTGATGTTGATATGGGCCGTGATCGGGTCTACCTCCCCGTTTACAACCGAGGAGATAGCCCGGGCGGCCAGCTCGGAGGCAGACGCCGTTTCCCGAATCAATGTTGCCTGTGTCTCCATATCACTTCGCATTTTTCTGAGCCTGACGGTATGATTCAAAGAGCGCCGAAAAGCGATCGACAACTTCCGCATCGGCGTCGTAAGATTTCAGCAGACGCGCCCCGGCGTCGAATTCTGCGGCATAGTTGACTGTAGTGAGAAATCCATACATCCATTTCATCAGCTGATCGCAGGTAATGGGGTTGTCCAGGTGTTCCATCGTGATACGCTTGCGGGCCGGAGCAGTTGCCGGGACCGTGGACGGTTGTGCTGTTTTGGTACTTTGTGCCGCCGCCCGGTTGGCGTTCTCCGTGTGCCGCTCGTCCGTGTCCGCATCTTTCGTATCGTCGATGCAGAACAACCCGTTAAGGGCATATTTGCGGGCATAACTGGATGCTGTACCCGTTATCTGCGACCCGTCCATACCCTTCTTGTCGAGGTCCTCGCGGGCAAAGGCCGTTGCCGTATCGACCTCTCCGGCGGCGTTCGTGATGCGCGCCGTGGCCTTCACGTAGTAGCGGTCCCCGACGGCGACGATGTCGTCGCACAGGTTCAGGACGCATTCGTGCGCCTTGAGTATCGGTTTGACCGCTTCGAGAATATCCTCGCAGCTTCGATATTTGTATTTTCCGAAGCTGTTATACTGCCCTTTGGGGGCTTTCAATTCCGATTGGATGGCGATTAACTCTTTCATGGCTTAGTCTTCGATATAGGTTACTTCCGGTGCTGTAACTTTGGCCGGATCAAGATTGCGCATGCAATCCCGTTTGGCCTTCTCGATCTCTTTGGCCGTCATGCGGCGGTTCTCCTCATGGCTGGTGATCAGCTTGCCAGTAGCACGGCTTCTGACTTCAATACGTGTTCTCATAATATTATAAGTTGTTTCGTTTTGCGTAATCGTTCATTCGTTTTGCCAGGCACGGACGGGAACAATCATAGATCGTGTCCCATACTTCTGTAACCGTGAACCCCTCATCGGGGGCGCTCAACAGATCGTCCCATAGGTAACGACGCTCCACGGTGATGTGAAATACACCCCAGTCCACTTCGAAGGTGAATCCGTCGACATCCCCGTAGGTATAATACTGGCCTCGATCTGAATCTTGGGCATCTCCGGGTGTCTTATGTTCGAAAAAAGCGGCGAACATTTTGAAGAGCAGCTTCATCGACTTGTCAGACAATGTGAATTCGTTAAGTGTCGGACGCTTTTTGACGTTGCCCGTAATATATTCGCTCGGGATGTCTACCAGCTCCTCCGATGCCGGAAGAACCGGGGATGTTGTCGTGGTGTGGTATTGCGTGTTCATGGTTAATCGAATTTTTCAAATACGCGGGTGAGAATGACCTCCACGACGTCGTAGATGCGCTTGTCGGAGTAGACGATACCGAAAACTGCGGCTATCACCAATAGCGGCAGAACCAGCGTTACAAGATGCTCCATGATTCAGCGGTTTAGAATTTTTTGATGCGAATCGACCCGACCTCTATTTCGGTCGAGAAATACCGATCTTCGCAGTCGGCAATGGCATATCCCAGCGCAAGAAGAGGATGCGCCGTTTTGTAGGGACACGAAAAATCGAGCCCCACGGGTTGATTGCCGTACTCTTTGTGTACGGTTGCGGTAAAGGATACTTGGTATGTTTGCTCTTCGCTCAGAGTGAGTTTCCGCATGTCGCGGAGAAAATACGGGAAGCGCTTTGCGCGCGGTGTGGTCTGGGTGTTATTTACCCGGGTACCACTTTTAACATCGGTCTGCATTGTCTGTTAAAAGTTTAGTTAATATGTAAAGGGCAATAAAAAAGGCGTTGCCCCAGTCAGGTTTGCAGACCGACACTATCAGCAAGCTGAAAGTGGACAAGGGACAACGCTTTATATAGCGTTAACTATGTACTTTGTTGATGCTAATAGCATCGGTCTGCAATTGCAAATATACAACTTCATTTCGAATCTGCAAAATTATTTGCCATCGGCATCGAAAAAAGGTATCGACGGCTTCTCCTTACGGGCGATTCGGTACATCATTTCAGCCTTTGCGCCGTTGATGATCTTACCCGCAATGTTAGCAATCTCCGATGCCTCTTTGGTCTCGATCTCTCGTGCTCGAAGCTCTGCATACACGCGGCCCAAATCGGCCGTCAATTCCCGGATGTTCTTAATCTCTTTCATCGTTTTGTTGGTTTTTGATTTCTTGGTATAACTTTAGGTGAATACGTTTGTAGTCGATTGTTTCTGGGGTTACGGGGAGGTTGCAGTGTTTTAATTGACCTATTAAATAACCGTCAGACAGTTCTTCGCGATACTTACGGTTATATTCCCGTATCTTTTCGGGATTGGCTGCGCGATACTTACGAGACCGCTCCCGGTATTTTTCAGGATTGGCTGCGCGCCGCTTGCGGTTATTTTCCCGCGCCTTTTCGAAATTGGCTGCGTGCCACTTACGGGACTGCTCCGCTTTGCATTGTTTGCAAATATGGCTATGACCTAATACGCATTCCTTATTCTTCGCAAACTCTTCCAACGGCTTTTCCTGCCCGCATTTGCGGCAGACGCGGGTAATGTCATCCATAATTTCTTACTTTTAGGGGTTATTCGTAGATAGGACGCCAGCCGACAATACTACTATGGCGGTAATACTATTGCGATGCGGGGAGGATTAGAACAGCCGCCCCTGAACATTATCATCCGGACGCCTCACAGCATCCGCCCACCGCTCGTGTACGAACATCTTTTCTACGCGTTTTATCGTTTTTGATGATGAATAGGTGCATACTTTGTCAATACTCGCAAAGCATATAAAGTCGTCCGGCATGGAATATTCCGAAACGAACACCGGGAATTCCATGCTCCGCAGCCATCTATAAAATCGTTCATGGTCGAAATCGTCGATATACCCCGCCGTGTTAGCATACGGCGGGTCGCAGTATACCGTCGCGCCCGGCGGTATAGCAACATCGCTGTAATCCTTTCGGGACAGTTTCAGTCTTTCCAGTCTTTCCAGACTT